GTCACCACCGATTCACGCCACGTCACCACCCTCCCGCGCAACGCGAGAGAACCTCCACCCGCCCGGCGCGCAACGCCTCGGTGCGGGTTCCGAAAGGAGCACCACCATGCCGATCGGCGTCGGCCGTCGAGCCGAACCAGACCGCAGCAGCGTCCGCAATCGGGTGCCGCTCAAGGCGTACCACGACATCCCCAACGTCCCGTTCGCCAAGGGGCGCCGCCGCAACCTGCCCACCGACCGCTTCTGGCCCGAGGCCACCGTGGCCTGGTGGAAGGCGCTGCGGATCATGCCGCACTGCGCCTTGTGGACCGAGACCGACTGGCAGTTCGCCCTCACCACCGCGATGCTGCACGCCCAGGTCTGGGGCGAGGAGAAGGTGCCCGCGGGCATCCCCGGCGAGCTCCGCCAGCGTGAGCGCGCGATGGGCTGCACCGACGAGGCCCGCCGTGGCCTGCGCATCCGTTACATCGACCCCGAGCCCACCGACACCGCCACGGTCACTCCGCTGCACTCGGTCGCCGAGGTCGCCAAGAAGCCGACCCGTCGCGTCAAGGCCATCGACCCGAGCACCGCCGGGAGCAAGTGATGAAGGGCATTCGCCTGATGTGGTGCCCGAAGTGTCGGTCCTCCGACCTGCCTGGTGTCACCCATGAATGTCCGGTCGAGACCGACCCGCTCATCGCGGCACTGGTGGAGGTCGCCCGCATCGTCGAGCCCCGCGTCAGCCTCGGTGAGCACGACACATTGGCGGTCAAGCGCGTCGTGCTCGATGCACTGATGCACCGGACGGGTGGTGCCTGATGGCGCGCATCGTCGAGGTCGAGCCCGGCGACGTGCTCGTGTTCGGCAACGTCGGCCACGTCGACTCGACCACCGTGAAGGCGTTGGGCAGCGTCATCAAGCACCTCCACGTCAAGTTCGCCGTCTTCGAGGGCGAGGTCGACATCTCAGTGGTCCGCGAGGTGGCCATGGAGGCAGGCGGCGACGATGCCGTGGCGGGGGCCTAGCTACCCCGGCGAGTTCCCGACCCTCGGCTACGACATCGGTGACTGGATCGAGGCGCACTGCGTCATCCCTGACGGGGACCACGTGGGTGAGCCGTTCGTTCTTACCGACGAACAGCTCCGCTTCCTGCTGTTCCACTACCGGCTGGACCCAAGCACCGGCAAGTTCTTCTACCGGCGCAGTCAGCTCGTGAGGCCGCAGAAGTGGGGCAAGGGGCCACTGACCGCCGCCATCATCTGCGCCGAGGTCGAGGGCGACGTGGTGCCGGACGGCTGGAACGCCCAGGGTGAGCCGGTCGGCCGCCCGTGGGCCACGCCGTGGGTCCAGGTCACCGCGGTCAGCCAGGACCAGACCGACAACGTCTGGCGCTGCCTACAGCCGATGGTCGAGCTGGGGCCACTCGCCGAACTGATCCCCGACACCGGGGAGACCCGCATCAACCTCCGGGGCGGCGGGCGCATCGAGCCGGTCACCGCGAGCGCCAAGAGCCGCCTCGGTCAGCGCATCACGCTGTCGATTCAGGATGAGACTCACTCGTGGGTGGAGACGAACGGCGGATTGAGGCTCGCAGACAACCAAAGACGCAACCTCGCTGGCATGGGTGGGCGGGCGGTCGAGACGACGAACGCGTGGGATCCGGCTGAACTGTCAGTGGCCCAGACAACCGCAGAGTCGCCACGAACAGACATCTACCGAGATCACATCCTTGGTCCTCCTGCATCGCTCAACAATAAGGCTGAGCGGCGCAAGGCACTGAAGACTGTCTACGGCGACTCGTGGTGGGTGGACCTGGCCCGCATCGACGCTGAGGCCGAGGAGCTGGCCGACCGCGATCCGGTGCAGGCCGAGCGCTTCTTCTTCAACCGCGTCGTGGCCACGGCCGACTCCTGGCTCGACGGCGAGCTGTGGGACGCCCGACACAAGCCACGAGAGATCGTCCGCGGCGACCCGAACCGGCTCATCACCGGTGAGCGCATCGTCCTGGGCTTCGACGGCAGCCAGTACGACGACTGGACCTGCATCCGGGCCGAGACCCTCGACGGCTACCAGTTCACGCCCACCTACGGGCGCGACAACCGACCCACCCTGTGGAACCCGGCCGACCACGGTGGGGAGATCCCGCGCGGCGAGGTCAACACGGCCATGCACGACCTGATGACCCACTACGACGTCGTGCGCGTCTACGTCGACCCGCCCTACTGGCAGTCCGAGCTGGACGCCTGGGCCGCCGAGTTCGGCGACAAGAAGGTGCTCGGCTGGGAGACCCGGCGCGACGCCCAGATGTCGGCTGCCCTGGAGCGCCTGGCCACCGACATCGTCTCCGGCGACCTGGACCACGACGGCTGCAAGATCACCGCGGTCCACGTCCGTAACGCCAAGAAGGACCGGCGCCGCGAGAACGTCGTCTGCATCAAGAAGGACCGACCCGGCTCGCCCCGCAAGATCGACGCCGCAGTCACCAGCGCGCTGGCTCACGAGGCCGCCGGTGACTGCATCGCCGAGGGGCTGGCACGGCGCAAGCAGTACGGCATGTTCACCGCCTGACCCGTCGAAGAAGTGGCGGGTGAGGCATGGACGTGGCGACGGTCGTTCCCGCAGGCGGCCTGGCGTCGGTGATCGTCTTCCTCGTCGGCTACCTGTTCAAGCAGGTCGTGGCCGACCGGGCCGACTACCGCGTCTCCCTGGCGGCCGAGCAGGCCCGCACCGTGGCCGCCGAGGCCCGGACCACCGCCGCCCTCGATGCCGCCGACGAGGCTCAGGCGCGGGTGGACGTCGAGCGGGAGAAGCGCCGCGACGCCGAGTCCGCTGCAGCCACAGCCCTTGCCCAGCTCGCCGCCGCCCAAGCCGTCGCTGCGATGTACGCCCGCGAGGTCGAACGGCTCAACGCCCAGCACCCGAGCGACTGATGGAGGCTGGCGTGACCGAGCTATCCACCCAGGAGTGGGACACCCTCAAGCGGCGGCGCCGGATCTCCATCGTGGTCATCGCGCTGATCCTGGCGGTCATCGCCCTGGCCGCCATCGTGGTGGCTCAGTGGATGGCCGACAGTCGCCGGGCCGACCGCAACTCGGGGGTCGCGGCCAACGCCATCGAGGCGGCCGAGCGCAACTGCGCCCAGGTCCGCGCCCTCGGTGGCGTCTGTGCCGTCAACCCGGGCGCGCTGCCACGGCCGGAGTCCGGTCCCCGCGGCGAACAGGGCGAGCAAGGCCCTCCTGGACCAGCGCCCGAGTGCCTGTTCGAGGTCCGTCAGTGCCGTGGCCAGGAAGGCGCCCGCGGTCCACAGGGGATCGCAGGAGAGGCCGGCAAAATCGGCGACCCCGGTCCGGCCGGTCCACCTGGGACACCCGGCGAGCCCGGCCCCGCTGGACCCGAGGGTGCGCCCGGACCCGCTGGCGCTGACGGCAAGCCCGGCGCCGATGGCCGCGACGGTGCGCCTGGACCGGCCTGCCCGCAGGACTACCAGCTCGAACCTTTGACCCTCGAGGGCGCCACGTACCTGCTGTGCCGCGCCCTCCCGTCGCCGTCCCCCAGCCCGGACGACCCATCTTCCTAGGGGGACACCCAGCGTGGAGATCACCACGACGCCCGCGCAGGCCGTCGAGCTGCTGGACTCGCTCTACCGCCAGCTCGCCGCCCGCCAGTCCTCCCTGCGCCTGCACGCCGCCTACTACGACGGCCAGCACCCCATCGAGTTCGCCACGCCGCAGTTCAAGAAGTACTGGGGTGCGCTGTTCTCCAGCTTCAGCGACAACTGGTGCGGCGTCGTCGTGGACTCCAAGGCCGAGCGGCTCGTGGTCCGCGGTGTCCGCATCGGCGAGGAGGCGGCCGACAAGGACATCTGGAAGGTCTGGCAGACCAACGGCCTGGACGCCGACTCCGGCCTGGCCATCGTGGACGCCCTCGCCCAGAGCCGCGCCTTCGTGCTGGTGTGGGGCAACCCCGACGACGAGGACATGCCAGATGTCTCCTTCGAGAGCGCCCAGGAGGCCATCGTCGGCTACGAGCCGGGCAGCCGCCGCAAGCGCAAGGCCGCCCTCAAGGCGTGGCTGGACTCCGACACCAACATCGAGTACGCCACGCTCTACACCGCCGACTCCTGCTGGAAGTTCGAGCGCCAGAACCACGGCATCCACCCCCGCAGCGAAGCCAACGGAGGCTCCGTCGCCAGCGGAGGCGGGCTGCAGTGGACACTGCGTGACCTCAAGACCGAGCCCAACCCCCAGCCCAACCCGATGAACGAAGTCCCGATGGTCGAGATGCCCAACCGGGCACGGCTGGCCTCCGAGCCCGTCAGCGAGATCACCAACGTCATCCCGCTGCAGAACGCCGTCAACATCATCTGGTCGCACCTGCTGACCGCCTCGGACTTCGCCGCCTTCCCACAGCGCGTGGTGCTCGGCATGGAGGTGCCCAAGCGCGCCCTCACCGACGACGACGGCAACGTGGTCGGCCACGAGAAGATCGACATCGACCCGGTGGCCGTCGACCGCGTCATCTGGCTGGAAGACCCCGAGGCCAAGATCGGCCAGTGGGCAGCAGCCGACCTGCACAACTACACCGACGTCATCGAGGTCGCGGTCGGCCACATCGCCGCCCAGACCCGCACGCCGCCGCACTACCTGGTCGGCAAGATGGCCAACCTCTCCGCCGAGGCCCTCAAGGCAGCGGAGACCGGCCTGGTGTCCACGGTGTACGAGAAGCAGTTGTACTTCGGCGAGGCCATTCGCGAGATGGCCCGGCTCATCGCGCTGGCTCAGGGCAACAAGGGCAAGGCCGACGCGATGCGGACCGCGACCGTCCAGTGGCGTGACCCGGAGAGCCGCAGCGAGGCCGAGCTGGCCGACGCCCTCGGCAAGCTGGCCACGATGCTCCACGTGCCCGACAAGATCCTGTGGAGGCGCTACGGCTTCACCGACTCCGAGATGGAGGAGATGGAGAAGCTGCAGGACGAGCAGCAGCGCGCCGACATCGCCCTCATCAAGGCCGCCGGTGACGCCATGCCCACTACTCCGGGTATGGCCAAGCCTGGCGTGCCCAAGCCCGGCGTACCCAAGCCGAGCCCGCCCGGCGGCACGAGGCCCAAGCCGGTGACCCGCTGACATGGCCACGGCACTGGCGGCCGACCTGGAGCTTCTGGCGGCACATGAGCGCTCTCGCGTGCAGCGGATCGCCCTCGCCACACGGCTGGCCGTCGCCCGTCAGTGGAAGCGGCTGGACACGAGCGCGCTCACGGCGAGCTGGGACGGCGGCGTCGGCAGGCAAGCCACGCTCGCCATCTCCGCCGGGCAGTTCGCCGCAGCCAAGGGCGCCACGCCGTTCGTCACCGCCGCGATGGCCCTACAAGACCTGGACCCGGACGCATCCGAGGGCACGCTCGTTGCTGAAGCCCTAGCTGGCATGGCCTCCGATGGTCGCCCGCTGTCCAGCCTGCTCTACGAGAGCCTCATCGACGTCAAGGAACGCCTCGGCCGCGGGGCCGCCCTCGACGACGCCCTGCGGATCGGCCTCGGCTCCCTGGAGCGGATGGTCGACACTCAGGTGGCCGACGCCGCCCGCGTGGGCATCTCGGTGGCCTCCCAGCCGCGCAAGGCCATCCAGTGGTTCTGCCGCACCCTCACCCCGCCGTCGTGCGCTCGCTGCGCCATCCTGGCGGGCAAGATCACCAGCGTCGAGAAGGCATTCCAGCGCCACCCGCGCTGCGACTGCATCAACCTCCCGATCGGTGACCGCAAACTCGCCAACGAGATGACCCGCAGCCCGATGGACTACTTCAAGTCCCTCGGTGAAGCCGACCAGAACGCCACCTTCACCAAGGCGGGCGCCCAGGCCATCCGCGACGGCAGCGACATCTTCCAGGTCGTCAACGCCCGTCGTGGCATGTCCAGCGCAGGCGGCCGGTTCACCACCGAGGGCATGACCCGCCGCGGGCTGGCCGCCCAGGGGCTGCGCAAGGCTCCCGGTGCTCGCCGCCTCACGCCAGAGGCGATCTACGAGCTGGCCTCCGACCGCGACGAGGCCATCCGGCTACTGCGGCGCTTCGGCTACCTGACATGAAGGGAGTGGCCCCGCACCAGGGGACTGGTACGGGGCCACTCGCTGCCTGGCGCCGGGTCCGCGTCACGTCGCCCACGGACAGACGGGCTGTTCACGCATGGTCCGCTGCGGCCACGTTTGCCCCGGGCCTAACAGCGGGTGACTCCGATCGCGCCAGGTGGCTCCATTACGGGCTGGAGCAAGGCCGAGCCTAGAGCACTTCCCTCTCGCTCCGCTGCCCCGAGCACCGCCGCCAGAGCTTCACATCGATCCACAGCACCACCAGCCAGCCCACAAGTGCAGCGCCCGCCACGGCCAGCCACCAGCGGCTGTGTAGCGCCGCCCCGACCACCTGCAAGCTGGCTCCAGTCAGGACGAGCACGGTGCCGATGACGATGTGCCGTCCTGGCCGATACCTGGTCCTCACGTCGACTCCCGTCCAGCATGACGGGACGCGATGCGCCGGTCGGCCTTGGCCATCACCACGGCGTCGATGAGCCACAGCACGCCAGCGGCACCGGCCAGCGCGAGGACGAGTGCGGCACCGATCTCCGGCGTGCCGTTCTTGCCGGGCAGCAGGATCGACGCGGCCGACCCGAGGCTGACGAGGTAGCCCGCGCGCACCAGTGCCTCTCGCGCCAGGCGCATCCGTATCAGGGTCTTGAGGTTGACCCTCACTCGCCCGTCTCCTCGTGGAACGTCTCGACGTAGTCCAACTCCAGGTAGCGCCAGACCACCTCGTCGTCGAAGAAGTTCTCGGCCCATAGCTCCAGCAGCCTGATGCCCGCCAGGCCCGAGCCGTCGTAGAAGCAGTCGCCTTCCAGGACGTCGCACCCGCCCATCGAGGGCTGGTCGTCGTAGCGCGGCGTGGGTGAGTGGTAGCCGACGTCGACTGCCATGAGCGCGTGGCCATCGGCGGTCATGGTGTAGATGCCAGGTGGCGCCGTCTTGGCGTGCTCTGCCATCCAGCCACCGGCCAGGTGCTTGAAGTACACGAACTGCACGGCGCCGCGACGGCCGATCACGTACCACGTCGACCGCAGCGTCTCGTCCTCGCCCTGGCGTTCCGGCTTCTCGACCTTGCGCCGCACCAGGCGGCCCGTCTTGATCCCTCGCATCTGCCCACCTCCGTGGAGTCGGACCTTACCCATGTCACGCGCAAGGCGTGGCCCCTCATCCCGCAACGGGAGTTCTTCATGTCAGAGGCATCACCTGTCCTGCTCGGCTACCGCAAGGGTGGCCAGCCCATCTACCTCATCCAGGGTGGCTCCGAGCCAGCGGACCCGCCGACCGACCCCGCTCCGCCCGTGGACCCCGCGGACTCCGGTGACCCACCCCCGGCCGACCCGGCCGAAGGGGAGACCGATCCCCCTGGCGACCTGGGCGACGCGGGCAAGCAGGCCATCGACCGCATGAAGGCCAAGGTCAAGGAGGAGACCGCCAGGCGCCGGGCGGCCGAGGCCGAGGCTGCCGCACTGAAGGCCAAGTCGGCCAAGGACGCCGAGGGTGAGCCGACGCCGGAGCAGATCCGCGAGCAGGCCCGCACCGAGGCTCGCACGGAGGTGGCCCGCGACCGCGCGCTCGACCGAGTCGAGGTGCTCGCGGCCAAGACCTTCGCCGACCCCGCCGACGCCCGGGTGTTCCTCGCGGCCAACGTGGACGACTTCCTCGACGGCAACACAGTCGACTCCGACGCCATCACCGAGGCCCTGGCAGACCTGCTCAAGGCCCGGCCCTACCTCGCCACCGGGACGCCACGCCGATTCAGCGGCACCGGCGACGGCGGCTTCCGCGGCGGCAAGCAGAAGGACTTGGACACCCAGATCGCCGAGGCCCAGGCCGCCGGTGACGTCAAGGCATACCTGCGCCTCCAGCACCAGAAGTTCCCAACGACCACCTAACAGGGGCGGCGACAAGCCGTGCCCAGTCCTGAGAGGAGTGACCGGGCATGAGCGGACTCACCGCACTCGGCACGACGTACAACCTCCCGAACTACACGGGAATCCTCTACAACCTGACGCCCACCGACACCCCGTTCTTCTCCGCCATCGGGGGCCTGTCGGCTGGCAAGCAGACCGTCAGCAAGAGCTTCGAGTGGCAGAACTACGATCTGCGGGCGGCCGGGCAGAACGTGGCGCTGGAGGGTCAGGACGCACCTCCGGACCAGATCCGTGTCCGCGCGACGGCCAACAACGTCACGCAGATCCACCACGAGGCGACCGGCGTGAGCTACACCAAGCTCGCGGCCATCGGCGAGTCGGCCGGGCTCAACACGACCGGCAAGACCAACCCGATCCTCGACGAGCTGGACTGGCAGGTCGCGCAGTACCTCAAGCAGATGGTGCGCGACATCGAGTACTCCTTCATCCGGGGCACCTACCAGAACCCCAGCGACAACGCCACGCCGCGCAAGACCCGGGGCATCCTGGAGGCGATCACCACCAACGTCGCCAACGTCTCGACGGCGGTTCCCGGCGGAGCGGCCACCACGGCCACCGCCTCGACCGACCTCATCGCGGCGACGGCGCACGGTCTGGCGATCGGCGACCAGGTCACCTTCACCTCGGTCGGCACCGCCACGCCGCTGGACACCCAGACCACCTACTACGTGGCCAGCTCGGGCTTCACGGCCAACGCCTTCAAGGTCTCCCTGACCTCCGGCGGCGCGGCTGTGGACATCACGGCGGACGGCACGGTGACCGTCCAGAAGCGCGCGGCGATCACCAAGGCGTCGATCAACAACCTGCTGCTGTCCGCCTACACCAATGGCGGCCTGATGGACAGCGACACCGCCACGCTGCTCATCCCGCCGCAGCAGAAGTCGCTCCTGAGTGACCTCTACATCAACGGCACCGGCTCGGGTAGCCGCCAGGAGACCTCGCGCACGGTCGGCGGCGTCAACGTCAGCACCATCATCAGCGACTTCGGCACGCTGAACGTGATGCTCGACCGGCACATGCCCGCCAACACCATCGCCGTGGTCTCCCTGGAGCAGTGCTCCCCGGTCTACCTGGAGATCCCCGGCAAGGGGCACTTCTTCGCCGAGCCGCTGGCCAAGACCGGCGCCAAGGAGCGCGTGCAGCTCTACGGCGAGGTCGGTCTGGCCTACGGCGACGAGCGCACCCACGCCAAGATGGTCGGCCTTTCGATCCCGGCGTAACCACCAGCGGCGAAGCGAGGCATCCCCCCTGCGCGCGGACTACGGGTCTGCAGCGCCCGTGGTGCCTCGCTTCGCCGTGCCCGCAACCAGGAGGAATCCATGTCAGAGGGCACCCCGATCGACCTGGACAAGATGCGCTCGCTGGGAGTCCTCGGCCATGGGCGCACCAGGGATCACGTCCGAGAAGGCCGACGCCGTGACGGCATCCGGGTCAAGGCCACGACCGATCAGCTCGGCAACACCGTCACCGAGCACGCCACCAAGGACGACCGCGTGGACGTCCACATTCGAGCGCCGCACCTGTCACTGCAGGCCGGTACCCAGGAAATGAGGTAGTCCCGTGGCCATCACTGCATCCGGCCTCTACACCGCCAACATGATCGACGTGTTCGACGGCACCCAATTGGCCATCGACCTGTCGCTCACCACCCACAAGCTCTCGCTCATCAGCAACTCCGCCACGCCCAACTTCGCGGGCAACGGCGACGTCTCCTGGAGCGCCACCAACGAGGTCTCCGGCACTGGCTGGGCCTCCGGCGGCGTGGCTCTCTCGGCTGCAGCGGCGGGCGCCACCTCCACTTCGCCGACTCTCACGGACGTCGGCAACGTCGGCACGATGGTCTACGACATGAACGACGTGTCAGTGGCCTCGACCACGCTGACCAACGCTCGCGGCGTCCGCATGTACGCCGACGCCCTGGCCGGTGACAACCTGATCTTCCTGGTCAACTTCGGCGCCGACTACTCCACCAGCAACGGAACCTTCGCCATCACCTGGCACGCCAACGGAGTGTTCTCGGTCGACTGGACTCCGTAATGGCCGACAACGTCAGCGTCAAGGACGCCTCAGATACGCCGGTGCCGGTCGCCTCCGACGACATCGGCGGGGTCCAGTTCCAGCGGTTCAAGAACGGCTACGGCGCTGACGGCTCCTACACCGACGTGGCGCCGGACGCCGGTCTCCCTGTCGCGCTGGCCTACCGGGAGTTCACGGCGTCGGTCACCTCCAGCGGGGTGTGTGTCGCGCAGACCGACATCCGCGGGCACTCGTGGTTCTCGCTGGCCTGGAACGGCGGCAGCTCCTCGAACATTCTCAAGGTCCAGTTCTCGGCGGATGGCACCAACTGGTACGACGGCGTCGTCCAGCCCGTCGACAGCTCCAACACGACGACCAACCAGACCCTGCAGATGAACGCGACCACCGCCTCGTACTTCCTGGGTTACGTGCCCGCCAAGTTCTTCCGCGCCAACTGCACGTCGTACGTGAGTGGCACCTCCGTCCTGACGATCAACTTCTTCTCCGTCGGGATGCCGGACTGGCAGAAGCGCTACTACATGACGGGGGCCTCCCCTGGCAGCGGCAGCGACGCGTACAACAACGCCCTTCTCGGCGGCGTCGGCGGCAGCGTCAACGGCGCGGCGGGCTTCGCCTACAACGGCACGAGCTGGGACCGCGCTCGCTCGGCCACTGCGGCGGACAACACCTCCGGCACTGGCCTGGTGGGCGCTGGTCTGGTCGGCTGGGACGGCAGCGTCTACCGGCGAGTGCGGACTGACGCCAATGGCTACCTGCAGACCGAGCGCGTCCCGCTCGCCACGGCCACCAGCGGCAAGA